GTTTAGGTCGTTCTTCGCCTGGCCATCCGGCAGCGTCTGGCCGAACTTTGTGCAGGCGGCCCTGTGGGTGGGCGGGGCCGGGTTCGCTGGGTGGTATATCCGGGATCACATGGGCAGGGGCCTCGTCGGCTGGGTCAACCGGCACCACGAGGAGCACGCGGCCAGGCGGCTCGAAGAACATCACGACCGCATCGTGGAGAACCTAAAGGGCGAACTAATGCTGGTGAACCGGCAGCTCGCAGAGATCCGGGGAGCGGTTCGCTCTCTGCACACCAGGCTGGATGGTTAAATGGCGCAGACCGACCCGGCCGCCGTCCTGGCCGCCCTCAAGCGTGCCCGGCTGCGGAATGAGGTTGTCAAGTCCGGAATGGCTCCGGCCATGCTCGAATGGCAGCAGGAGATGTACGGCCGGACGTTCGGAGCGGCCCTCCCACGCGACCCCCGCCAGTTCCTGGACGGCACCTTCACCCCGCTGACGCCCATCCAGCCCGTGGCTATCAACGTGCCCGAGGGCGAGTGGGACCGGCCGGAGCCCCGGCAGCGGCAGATGCCGCCCGGCTGGAACATGCCGGTCGGGGAGCCCGGTACCGAGGGGTTCAAGCTGGCCACGTTCGGCACCCTCCGCACTTACGCGGATATCTACTCCGTCGCCCGGTCCTGCATCCAGGTCCGGAAGGGCGAGATCCGTGGCCTGGAGTGGGACGTCATGCCCACCGAGGCGGCAGAGAAGAAGATGCGCGGCGACCAGGGCGCGCACCGCGAGTTCAACGAGCGCAAGAAGGTCGTAGTCAGGTTCTTCCGCAAGCCCGACCCGGACTACCTGGGGTTCGGTTCCTATATTGACGCCCTGGTCGAGGAGATGCTGGTCACCGACGCGATGTCGCTGTACCTGCACCCGACCCAGAAGAAGGGCGGCTACGGACCGTTCGGTAAGGACGTTGCGGCCCTGGAGCTGATCTCCGGGTCGACGATCCGGCCCCTGGTCAACAACCGGGGCGGACGGGTCAAGCCCCCGTCGCCTGCCTACCAGCAGTACCTTTACGGCGTGCCCCGGGTCGACCTGATGCAGATCCTAAACGGGTCGGAAGCCGACGAGCTTAAGGAGCTAGGTAAGCCCGCCAAGCAGTACCGGGCCGACCAGCTCATGTACCTGCCTTATACTCAGCGTAGCTGGACCCCGTACGGGTTCCCCCCGCTGGAGCGGACCCTGATCCCCACGATCACCGGCCTGCGCAAGCAGCAGTTCCAGCTCGATTACTTCGACGAGGGTACGATCCCGGGCAACTACATCAGCCCCGGGGAGAACCTCGGCTGGACCCCCAACCAGCTCCAGATCTGGCAGGACCAGAACAACGCGATCGCTGGCGACCCGGCCTGGAAGCATAAGTCGATCGCCCTGCCCCCAGGCTCCAAGGTCTTCCCGATGCGGCCCGTGCCGCTGGCCGACCAGTTCGATGAGATCGTGATGACCCAGGTCTGCATGGGCTACGACGTGATGCCGATGGAGATGGGCATCTCGCCCAAGGTGTCGACCACCCAGTCGCCCGGGGCCGCGAACCAGATGGCCAAGGCCACTGAGAAGACCAACGAGCGCAAGTCGCTTAAGCCAACCCTGTCGTTCCTTACCGATATCTTCAACGTCCTGATCCAGGTGGTCTGGGGACAGGAAGACATGCGGTTCGTGTTCGAGGGCCTGGAGGAGGACGAGGACGAGAACGCGCTCATTGAGCGGCTGGTGCAGATGCTCCAGTACGGTCTTGCCTCGATCGACGAGTGCCGCATCGCCCTAAAGCGGGCACCATGGGGCCTGCCGATCACCTCCGACCCCGTGTACGTCAATCCGACTGCTGGCATGGTCCCCCTGGGCTCGATCGACCCGCTCACCGGCAAGCCGATCATGGGCGCTCCGGCCCCGGCCGCGATCGGTGCCCCCCCGCAGCCCGGGGGAGGCCAGGGAGGACCCCCAGGCGTGGGAGGGGCACCCAAGCCCGCCCCCGCGCTCCCAGGGGCTCCGAAGCCAGCCGGAGGCCCGGGAGGGGCACCTCCGGCCGGGCCGCCCTCGGGAGGCGGCCCCTCGAACCCGGCCGACTCGCTGCACCCAGACGACAAGGTTGGCCAGGCCCGGCAGGCCACGGCCGAGCGGCACGCGGACCTGCAGGACAAGCTGCATGAGGACTTCGCCTCGGGTAAGCCGATGGAACCCCCGGTCCGGCCGCCTGTCAGCCAGGCGACCGAGGACCCGGAGCACCCCCAGCCCGGGGCCAAGCGGCCCTCGACCAAGGCGATGATCTCCGAGCTGCAGGCGATGACCCGGCTGATCGTGAAGAACGGCCGGGACCCGGGGACCTGGGAGCCCCGTGCCCTGCCCCCGGAGGTTCTTGACTATCACCGGGGCCTGCTCAAGCACCTGTCGCCCCAGGACGCGGCAGCGGTGACCACCGACTTTATCGTGCTCTGCTTTGGCCCTTCCACGCTGGTGGCCGAGCTGGAGCAGGTCGAGGCCGGGGTCAAGACGTTCTCTACGGCGGTCCCCCTGGACGCCACGGACGGGCGGCAGGGCCTGGCCCCGCTATCGATGGACGACGGCTCACCGTCTGTCTGCAGTGAGTGCGGGGAGCCCGTCGACGGCCGGGTGCACTACCACCGGCAGACCGCCTCCATAAACAAGCCGCCGACCATTGACAACGGGGCCACGGCCGATCCCGGGCCGAACGGTGTGACTAAGGCGGCGATGTCCGACCCAAAAGAACCGCTCCCACTGGCTGGGAGGGTTACGAGGGCCTGGCCCGGATGGAGGTATGACCTCCGGCTAGCCGCGATCTATGCCGAGCGGCTCTCGGCGGCCCTCGGAGACGCTCTCGACCCGGAGGGTGTCGCGGTGGCCTGGCTGGAGTCCCAGGCCCTCCCGGGGGCTTCCGTGGCCGGGAAGGGGGCACTCGGGCCGCTGGGCCAGATCGCCTGGTCCTGGCTGGAGTCCAGGGGCTTCGCTAAGCCGATCCGGGACGCCATCCAGCGGGTCCTTACCAACATCTGGACCGAGGGATTCGCAGTCGGCCGGGAGTCGGCCCGGGAGATGGCCGACCCCGCCTACGGCAGCCCGTTCTGGGATAACTGGGAGCCGGGCGACCCGGACGCGGCCCGCCTCACCGCAGGCCCCGGCCTGCAGAAGCTCCTGCAATCGTACGGCATCGCGACTATCCGCTCGGTCCACCGGACCCGGATGACCCAGCTCGCCAGCGTCCTCGCTGACGGGTTCACCAAGGGCGACTCGCCCGACCAGATCGCCAAGGACATCGAGCCGGTGCTGCGGGCTCCCCAGCGTGCCCGGATGATCGCGGTCACGGAGCTGGCCAGGGCGACCACCCAGGCCGCCATTGCCGAGTACCGGGAGGCCGGGTTCGAGGGCAAGTCCTGGTCGGTGACCGGCATCCCGCCCGACAACCGGGTCTGCCCGCGCTGCAAGAAGAACGGCGCACAGGGATCGATCCCGATGAGCCAGCCGTTCGATACCGGCGACGAGTTCACTCCGGCTCATCCCGAGTGCCGGTGTGCGATCCTGCCCGAGGAGCTACCCGCCGACACGTTCAACGTACCGGGTGTGCTCAAGCAACTGATCACCGACCCGGCCCCCACGCTGGCCGACGCGCTGGAGTGGCAGGCGGCTCGCCTCAAGAACGTGTTCCCTCGGTTCACCAAGGAGCAAGTCCACTTCCGGGCCGCGACCAGCCGGGCGCACAGTTGCGTGACCTGCGCTATGTGGACCGCGACACCGCACGAGGACGACCCTCCGGCAGGCAAGTGCGATTTCGGATTCTTCGCTGACGCCGACGACACCTGCGACAAGTGGACCGCCAAGGCCGCGAGCAAGGGCGAGCCCGTGGCCGGGGGCCTGGCCGTCCGGGCGAGGGACACCGGCCGGGTCCTGATGATCCAGCGCGCTCACAACGAGGACGATCCGGCCGGGGGCTACTGGGAGTTCCCGGGCGGCAGGCTGGAACCGGGCGAGGATGTGGGAGAGGCAGCCAAGCGTGAATGGATGGAAGAAACCGGCCTGCCTCTACCAGCGGGCCGGGTGGCTAGTACTTGGGACGCGGGTAACTACCGAGGTCACGTCCTGCCGGTGGACTCCGAGGACGCCTGTCCCATCCTGGACCGCGAGAAGGGAGCGAACCCGGACGACCCCGACAATGAGGCACCCG